CACAAAACAAAAATGAATCCCCAGCGAGCCAAAAGCTGGTTTTCCATGCGGAATTTAAAATATAGAAAGGTTAAGACAACACCAAGTCCAAAAACGAGATGCTGTTAATCTAATCGTAGATCGGCGACTTCAAGGGCGACTAAACATGGCAAGCGAGCCAGTCTTCGTCGTAAGATCTGAAGTCTTTCGTAAGAGAACACCAATCGCTAGACCCACTAAGGCGCAAGTCTTGATCCCGGAGAAGGGACAGGCAACGGTTGATATCGTTCTGGAGTTGGGTGAAATACTCTCTTCCATGGTGGTAGGCCTCACCTTCTACAGTGGCCAGGTTCTGGTACATTGCATCTCGAATAGCCGTTTGGGAACGGTCTTCGCGGATCCAATTGATCTCTTCAAGTATGGTCTGAGTTTCGATCGGTGCCAGGACAAGGTTAACAAGTTTGGGGTGGGGAACGAAACGACGTTTCAGGAAGGTAGTATCATGAGCCAGGTCAAGGAATCGAGGTTGAACCCCGCCTTTCTTCAGTGCATCAGTGTAACCGATACCTCGGTCAACAAAGAACTTCTGCACGTCATGAAATGAGAACCACTCACGGATCTCGGCGGAAGGTGCGACAATATGATCGTCGCCGTAGACTGAAAGTTCCAGTTGATCGGAACAGTCAGACAAGTCAAACTTGATTCCCTTTTCAGCAGCGGTATGTTGTAGGGCAATGAGAATGTAGAACCAATTGCACAGTCCATTCAAGTCAGCGGTGATTGGGACACCAGAGGGGATTCCTTGTGATTTTGACACCACAGTGTTTCCATAGACTGTTTTCAAGTGGATCATCTGCTCGAGCAGGGTGTGGCGGGCTAAGGCGTTTTGAGGGCCGTCGTCGTACCATTTGTTAACTACTTCCACAGCAGCGAACATAACATCCGGATCGAGTTTTCCATCCCAAGCCTTATAGTCACCAGCAATCACCTTTCCACCAAAACGGTTTAGTCGGTTGTAAAGCAGGGTCCAGTCGTGGCCGAGGGCATTAATACCCACAGCGCTCGGGAGAGAAGTGCAGTTCTGCGCCATGCATGCAATGAAAGCTCCGAAGAACCTTCGACACTCAATGTTGTAGTGGAGTGGCATACAATCAAACAAGCGGGTGGCGCCAGTTCTGACCTTCTCTAGCGAGCGTCGTTCATCTTTCAGGTTTGAATATGAGAGGATAAATGATTGCTCGCCACGCAGCAGCTTCTCGTGCATCTCACCGATGGAGGTGATGAGATACGCGTCCTTAAGTTTCATGTCGAGGGCGTCGTTGGGGAGGTTGGTGCAGTCAAAGAGAAAACGCTTACCTTTTGCGAAGGCAGGTTTCCACCATTTGAAGGGGAGGCCAGGGGAGGTGAGGGGGTTGATGCGAGTGAAGTTCGCGGCTGGGATGCCGTTAATTCCCTCGTCCATGGTGAGGACTCTCTTACTCACGCCTTTAGGGGCGAAAGTTTGGAGAGTTGCCAAGATGAAAATCGCAGCACGTTTAACAAACAGCGGACTGAATGGAATCGTGGGTGCGCTATACTTCTTAGCTCCCTCATTCATGGGCGAGATCTTCGTCTCACACCTAGAGTCGTTAGGATGAAGCACGGCAGGTTCGGTCGCGTGAGCGGAAACCATGTCATGTAGGGGGGAGGGTCGGAGGTCTGTTTTGGCGGTTATTCGTTCGGATCGTTTAGGGTTAAGGTAAGCGGCGAGGCGAGTTCGGCCTTCAGGCGTGACAGTCGGGTAACGAGGGGGGGTGGGGGTGGTGATGGATGAGAAGGTCAAATTGGGATCAAGGCCAGCGGACAGGAGTCCGTCTTCAGGGGCGGGGCCGCAGTGACAATTCCCAACTTCGGGGTACAGGGTGGAGATCTGTTGTTCGAGCCACTCTCGCGTGAGAATAGCTGCGAACCCCGCGTCGTCGGAAATAGCGCCAGCGGTATGCATGCCCATAAGGCAGCCAGAGGATCGAGAATTGAGACACAGCACGGGTGAACCGCACATCCCAGGATAGGAAGTTATACCATAACGCCAACGAGTCGGCAGGAGGTATTGTTCAGATTCGTCACCATAAGTCGTTGCTTGGTTTTCGCGAACGGCGTAGGAGATGAACTGAGAGATGGTCTTCGTCTTGGGATTAGTGGCCACGAGCACAGCAGGGACTGAGGTCATTGATTGCAGGTCTTCTTCAGAGATGAAATGGGGAGTGATATCTTTGAAGGCCTGCGCTCGCTGACCGAGGTCCACAAGGCAAAGATCTCTACTCTCGACATGTTGGTCAGTAGCAGTTCTTATGATCGTTACACCCATCGTGAGGGCGTGAGTCGAGTCACCATTGGGACCTGATATGGTCAGCAGAGTCTCTTCTTGGTCTTCCATGTCATGGAAGAGGTGAAATGGGAAGAGAGCCAGCTTTCCACGCAGGCCGATTCCATTGGTGGCAACGCTTTGAGAGGAGTTCCTAGTACGCACTCCAAGAAGGGAGTTCGATGTCTTGAGCTTGTGCTCGATAACGTCGTTGGTTCGGTTATCCGAACACCCTTCTTGGGTTGCGTGTTCAGCAAACACCTTAGTGATTCGGGCACGGGCGGCGACACGAAACTTTCCAAGATTCTCGGGCGAGATATGTTGCCCGAGTTCCTTGGCGTAGATTTCGATGACGTCGTCAATCTCCGATTCGCAAAGTGTCTGAAGGCCATGCATGTTGGCGCGAAGTGTTTTTCCTTGACGGAGAAACTTCGCGCGTCCATCATAGCCAAAACTTTCCATCAAAGCGTTGACGGTCGAGGGGGGAGCGTTGTTCATAACGGCGGAGGCGAGGACGGCTGCGGTGGAAGCTGCAGCCAAAAGGAGGTCAGCGGCGACCCCCTTGAAGTTCTTTCTGATGGAGCAGCGAACTTCTTCCACACTCCCGTCGCCATTAGGGATGGAGATGGTCGTTCCTTCCGCTGAGAGCCACTTGTGTACTTTGTACACGGCAAAGCCTGCGAGGGCGACACCGAGACCAGTAAACACTAGTTTCACAGTAGAAGGGATCAAGGGATCCTCATGCCACAGAGCCTGCCTTGCGGCGGCGTCCTGTGACTCAAGGGCCTCGAGTTCAGGGCCAGTTGCGCGTCGATTATCGAGTCGAATTTGCGCGAGATCGAGTAGGATGGTCTTAAGATGGGCGGGTTGGGCGCCAGGTACGGCAATCGTTTCAAAGTCTCGCATTGGGACTGTTTTAACAAACACGCGTTGTTCGGGGGTCATTTCATGGAGGGTTTCTTGGTAGAGGTGGCGAACCATCTCTTCGGCAGGAGTCAATGGAGTGGAGCGAACGGTCACATCGTCAGCATCTTGGCGGAGGTTTCTCGAGGTCGAGGCAGCAGCGCCATGCTGATGGGCAGGTTGGGGGAGGGAAACTCGCCACTCTTTATCTAGTCGAAACCAGGTTCCAGAGGAGCGAGGCGGAACATCGGGGAGGAGCCAATGGAACACGTCAAGTTTCTTCATCGTGCGGAGGAAGTTCCACACATTTCGTAGGGTTTTCCAGGTGTAGGCAAAGGGCTGGTGAGGCAAGTTATCTGCTAGCGCTGCGTATGAAGTGCGCTCAAGTACGTTGTTAGTGTACCGAGTGTACTTTTTGGGCAGGTTAGGCGGGCAGAAAATGCGCACATCACCAGTTTGGAGGGCTTGGAGAAGAGCGTAGTGGTGGAGCGGGGTGGCTTCGTCAAAGGTATGAAGAAACCAGTCGGGTTCGATCGCTGATAATCCGTATTGAGCGCAGGCAGTGGGGTAAGCACGACCATACACTCCTTCGGGAACACCAGCGTTCATCGGATGCCAGGAGTCGTTAGCAGTACAACAGATATCAGCGAGGTTGGTCTGTTCCTCGTCACAACACTCACAAATGAGCGGAGTAACGAAGAAGGGAGCAGGAGCGAGACCTGTAGGGGGAGCTTCGAGGGGGTTGGGACGCGTGTAGCAATGCATCTCGGACACAGGATCAGTCAAATCGACTTCATCAAATCCGGGATCACTTAGAACTACACGGGGGGCGAGGGAGGCAGAGAGAG